AGTTGGCAGCATCACCAAAAGTTCTTGGTCATATTCAGGAAGGGCATCGATAAAACCAAGTACGTACCATTCGCCTGGAATACTCCCACCATATTTTAGAACCATATCGTCTGGATTAATGGTGAGGTAATCACGATTAATAGTCATCCAAATGGTTTGACCAAAATCATTAATAAAATCAACCTGCAATGTGTTCGGGACAATATTAAGTACTTCTTTCATCATGCCAAAAGTGACACCGGGCGAGACGGGGATTTCGTCAATACTATCATTCGTTTTTTTTGCTTTTGGCGGTAGCTTGGAGCGTTCTGCCTTTAGCATTTTTGCTACAAACGGGACGCTTTTTTGAAACATGGAAATATCAAAAATACGAACATGGCCTTTAGATAAAACAGTACTCCCAAGTCTTTCACCATTAAGTTCTGTTTTTATTAGATCATTTTCAGAAAGTTTATCTAAGAGGTTAATAGGAAGCGTCCATGAAGCATCATAGCTTTTTTCATGGGTGTAATTGATAGTTTCCTCAACACCAAGTTTTGACTTAATGATTTTAATGTCAAAGCCGGCATCACTTACTGATTTGTCAACTTCAGCTGTTACCTGTCTGATAGATGTTATTACACCAGGCCCATGCATCTGTGCCAAGAGCGATGATGCCCGCTTGTTATCAACATATAGAAAATCATACAATGAATCGGTGGTTTGTGATTCTTGCGCCGCGGATACGGTCATTCTTTATCTCTTCCTTCTTTTCGGCAATTTCATTTTGTTTTTTCTTTATTTCGTCAATAACTTCCTGAACCTCTGCATCAGTGGCCCTAGGGGGTTTAGATTCAATAATTTTTAATAATTTGCGAATCATGACGAAATCTCTTGAAAATATGCCTTGGTTAAATTATGCACTCACACGGAGGCGATATCAACAGGGCATAAAATGCAATCATAAAAAACACATAAAATTCAAAGTATTAATAAATTAAAGGGCTGAGGTTTAACTTGTCTGTAATGGCCTTCTAAGGCTAAAATATGAGCATTAAATCAACCATGCTTCCTGTACGTCTGCGGCATGCTCCCGATGACTTTCCCGAAAATGAATACCCGGTTCATCTCGTCTTTCTCGATCGGGTCCCACGGTGAGTAACTCTTGTTATCAGAGATAACGAGCAGCTTATCCTTCATCATTTGCAGGCGCTTTACATGGGCTGTGTCGTCATACAGAAACGCATAGATACCATCACCGTCGAAAGATTTAACCGTGATATCAACGAACAGCAGATCACCTGGTTCGATCGTTCCTGACATGCTGTCACCACGCACGTTAATGATGCGGATATTTTCCGCCTTCCTGCCATCGAACATGTGACGAGCATCGTCAAACGAGTACTCAACCGAGCGTAGGACTTCTACAAACTCACGGTTGATGACTCCCGGCCCGGCACTCACTTCTATATCAAGAACGTCAATCTTGAAGTATTTGGAATGGCTGACAGTGGATTGTATTGGTTGCACTGTACTGTCTGACATATTTCCAACGCCAGAAGATAACCATTCTGCACGCACACCCAAAGCGTTCGCGATCTCCACGATTTTAGTTGTTTGGTTAGCTTTCCCTGTTTCGATTTTCTGAATAGCAGCTTGGCTAACCCCGACCAAATCCCCAAGCGCCTTTTGTGTAAGGCCTCGCGCTAATCTGGCTTCTTTAAGTCTTTCTGAGAGTGTTGTTTTCATAGTCCAAATGTACAACCAAGGTTTTATTCCATCAAACGAAAATGGTTGTTGACTAAAAACAACCATAGTTTTAATCTTGATTCAAATTAACCACGGAGGTTGTTATGAACCCAGCTATCAAAACAGCGATCAATATCGTTGGTTCACAAAAGAAACTGGGCGCTGCCTGTGAAGTTTCGCAGCAGGCCGTCTATAAGTGGCTTCACAACAAAGCAAAGGTATCCCCTGAACATGTCGGCAGCATTGTTACGGCTACTGGTGGAGTAGTGAAGGCATACCAGATTCGCCCGGATCTTCCGAAGTTGTTTCCACACACCGAAAAGAACGCAGCTTAAATTTCCATTTCACGCTCTTTGACAATAAGCAATCAACTTAACAGTCAATTCAAACTAAAGGAGTCAATTATGCAACCACTTACATACCAACAGACTAGCGGATTTACCCCGACAGCGGTGATAAATCGTTCTCAAACAAAACAGGTGCCAGGCCACGAAAAAATTCGTGATGCCGTCCGCGCCTGGTCGGCTGAAGATAATCAGGATGTCGTTGCCGCACTCATTGTGAATGAGTATCGAGCACAGGGCGGCGGCACCATCGATTTCCCTGATGATGTCAGCCGTGCACGCCAGAAGCTGTTCCGCTTCCTCGATAACAAATTCGATTCTGAAAAATACCGAAATAACGTGCGTGAATTGACCCCGGCAATTCTGGCGGTACTACCGCTGGAATATCGCGGTTACCTGGTTGAGCAGGATAGCTTCATGACTCGGTTGGCTGAAATGGAAAAGGAACTCAGTGAGGCAAAACAGGCTGTCATTCTCAACGCACCACGCCACCAGAAACTGAAGGAGATGAGTGAAGGTATTGTGTCGATGTTTCGTGTGGACCCGGATCTGGCTGGTCCATTGATGGCGATGGTTACCACCATGTTGGGGGCAATATGACAGGTTCAAAAATGGCGAAAGTCGGTCTGCGGGAACAGAACCGACTTTCAGGTGCAAATCGTAACACACTCATTGCGGGAGGAATTATGGCAAACACTGCTGAGATATTCAATTTTCCTGTGCCGGATGCGGCACAAAAGGAGCCGCGCGTGGCAGATCTCGATGATGGTTATACGCGCATTGCAAATGAGTTGCTGGAAGCTGTAATGCTGGCCGGATTAACACAGCACCAGCTTCTGGTCTTCCTGGCTGTCATGCGCAAAACATATGGCTTTAATAAAAAACTGGATTGGGTGAGCAACGAGCAACTTTCCGAGTTGACCGGGATATTGCCGCACAAGTGTTCTGCTGCAAAAAGTGCTCTGGTAAAGCGTGGGATTTTTATTCAGAGCGGGCGGAATATAGGCATTAATAATGTGGTCAGTGAATGGTCAACATTACCCGAATCAGGTAAGAAAAATAAAGTTTACCTGAAAGAGGTAAATTTACCTGAATCAGGTAAGAAAAGTTTACCCAAATCAGGTAAAGGCACTTACCCGAATCAGGTAAACACAAAAGACAAACTAACAAAAGACAATATAAAACCTTATTCGTCCGAGAATTCTGGCGAATCCTCTGACCTGCCAGAAAACGACCTTCCTGTGGTGAAAGCGGATGCTGCGATTCAGAGCGGCAGCAAGTGGGGGACAGCAGAAGACCTGACCGCCGCAGAGTGGATGTTTGATATGGTGAAGACCATCGCGCCATCAGCCAGAAAACCGAATTTTGCAGGGTGGGCTAACGATATCCGTCTGATGCGTGAACGTGATGGACGTAACCACCGCGACATGTGTGTACTGTTCCGCTGGGCCTGCCAGGACAACTTCTGGTCCGGTAACGTGCTGAGTCCGGCCAAACTCCGCGACAAGTGGACCCAGCTCGAAATCAACCGGAACAAGCAACAGGCTGGCGTGACAGCCGGAAAATCAAAACTCGACCTGACAAACACTGACTGGATTTATGGGGTGGATTTATGAAAAACATCGCCGCACAGATGGTTAACTTTGACCGTGAGCAGATGTGCCGGATCGCCAATAACATGCCGGAACAGTACGACGAAAAGCCGCAGGTACAGCAGGTAGCGCAGATTATCAATGGTGTGTTCAGCCAGTTACTGGCAACTTTCCCGGCGAGCCTGGCTAACCGGGACCAGAACGAACTGAACGAAATCCGCCGCCAGTGGGTTCTGGCTTTCCGGGAAAATGGGATCACCACGATGGAACAGGTTAACGCTGGAATGCGCGTAGCCCGTCGGCAGAATCGACCATTTCTGCCATCACCCGGGCAGTTTATTGCATGGTGCCGGGAAGAAGCATCCGTTATCGCCGGACTGCCAAACGTCAGCGAGCTGGTTGATATGGTTTACGAGTATTGCCGGAAGCGAGGCCTGTATCCGGATGCGGAGTCTTATCCGTGGAAATCAAACGCGCACTACTGGCTGGTTACCAACCTGTATCAGAACATGCGGGCCAATGCGCTTACTGATGCGGAATTACGCCGTAAGGCCGCAGATGAGCTTGTCCATATGACTGCGAGAATTAACCGTGGTGAGGCGATCCCTGAACCAGTAAAACAACTTCCTGTCATGGGCGGTAGACCTCTAAATCGTGCACAGGCTCTGGCGAAGATCGCAGAACTCAAAGCTAAGTTCGGACTGAAAGGAGCAAGTGTATGACGGGCAAAGAGGCAATTATTCATTACCTGGGGACGCATAATAGCTTCTGTGCGCCGGACGTTGCCGCGCTAACAGGCGCAACAGTAACCAGCATAAATCAGGCCGCGGCTAAAATGGCACGGGCAGGTCTTCTGGTTATCGAAGGTAAGGTCTGGCGAACGGTGTATTACCGGTTTGCTACCAGGGAAGAACGGGAAGGAAAGGTGAGCACGAACCTAATTTTTAAGGAGTGTCGCCAGAGTGCCGCGATGAAACGGGTGTTGATGGTTTGGGGGAGGGTAGGGTATTGAAATCAATGGAATTTCCAAAACCTAAAGTTATAATAACAAGGCCTCAATGGCTGGTTTTTATATCTTTTGCACATAAAATAAGGGTTTAAGCGATGATTTTTATTAGTCATAATTATAAAGACAAAGCTTTCGTTGGGTATATTGCAGATAAAATTGCAGATATATATGGCAGGGATAACGTATTTTATGATTCGTGGTCAATTCAGCCTGGTGAAGGGATTATTGAACGAATGAATGATGGAATCGAATCCGTTAAAATTTTCTTTTTCTTTGTTACAAAAAATAGCCTTAAGAGTGATATGGTGTCTTTAGAATGGCAGAATGCACTTATGAAAGCCGCCACTGGAGATGTTAAATTCATTGCTATACGTTGTGATGAATCACCTATGCCTGCACTTCTTACTCAAAAAGTGTATTTGGACCTTTATACAAATGGTATAGATGTAGTGATAGCACAAATGAATGATATTATCTCTGGTAAAAGCACTTATAAACCTCAGGATGAATTATTCTCCAATCTTTCATATGACTTTAAAACAGAATCCAATAAAGTAATAGTTAGGGTTTCCGCTGATCATTTTAGCGAGGTTACCGCTGACTTTTTGTTCTTATTTACTAATAAATTAAAGGATAATGAATTAAGATATAATGTATTAGGTGAAAGTGGTTTTATCCAAGGTTTCCGTTCAGACTATAAACTAAGCACGGGTGAAGTGTTTAGCGCACAAATGGTTGCATTAATGCATGGTCTTAAACCAAAAATTCATTTGACTGTGGAGTTTTGGCTGGATTCAGGAGATGAACTTATTCTCGCACATGTTATGAGTAAAACATCAACAGATCAGTACACGACCATACCATACAAGAAAAAAACAGATTTTAGCGGCTTTAACATGAAATTCTAAAATTGATTTTCCATAATCAAACCGCCATACTTGTGTCACCGGAGCTTGAACAACTTCGGTGACTTCTGCGCTAAACGGGGACGTTTATGCGCACATACAATCCAAACTCTCTTCTCCCTTCACAGATGCAGAAATGTACCTGCGATTTTTTGCATCCAGCGTTTGACCTCTGCGGAGGTGAAGCGTGAACCTCCCACAAGATGGTATCAAATTGCATCGCGGTAACTTCACCGCTATCGGTCGGCAGATCCAGCCTTATCTGGAGGACGGCAAATGCTTTCGCATGGTGCTTAAACCGTGGCGCGAGAGACGCAGTCTTTCCCAGAATGCACTCAGCCACATGTGGTACAGCGAAATCAGTGAATACCTCATCAGCAGGGGTAAAACGTTCGCCACTCCAGCTTGGGTAAAAGATGCTCTCAAACACACATATCTCGGTTATGAAACCAAAGACCTGGTTGATGTCGTAACCGGTGATATCACCACTATCCAATCGTTACGCCATACCTCCGATCTTGATACCGGAGAGATGTATGTCTTCCTGTGTAAGGTTGAAGCCTGGGCGATGAATATTGGTTGCCACCTGACTATTCCACAGAGCTGCGAGTTCCAGCTGCTGCGCGACAAGCAGGAGGCGTAATGGCTACACCGCTTATTCGTGTCATGAACGGACACATCTACAGAGTACCAAATCGTCGTAAGCGTAAACCTGAGCTGAAGCCATCCGAAATACCAACACTGCTCGGATATACCGCCAGCCTGGTTGATAAAAAATGGTTGCGACTGGCAGCAAGGAGGAGTCATGGCTGATTTGAGAAAAGCAGCGCGTGGTCGGGAATGCCAGGTAAGAATCCCTGGCGTATGTAATGGCAACCCTGAAACATCTGTACTGGCACATATCCGGCTGGCTGGATTGTGCGGCACCGGTACCAAACCGCCAGACCTGATTGCCACCATTGCATGTTCTGCCTGTCACGATGAGATCGACCGTCGCACGCATTTTGTTGACGCTGGATATGCAAAAGAATGCGCGCTGGAAGGTATGGCGAGAACACAGGTTATGTGGCTGAAAGAGGGGGTTATTAAGGCGTGAATACCTACAGCATCACATTACCCTGGCCTCCGAGCAATAATCGCTATTACCGCCATAATCGCGGGCGCACGCACGTCAGCGCAGAGGGGCAGGCATACCGCGATAACGTCGCCAGAATCATTAAAAACGCAATGCTGGATATCGGCCTGGCTATTCCTGTGAAAATCCGCATTGAGTGCCACATGCCGGATCGCCGTCGCCGTGACCTGGATAATCTGCAAAAGGCCGCTTTTGACGCACTCTCCAAAGCGGGTTTCTGGCTGGATGATGCTCAGGTCGTTGATTACCGCGTTGTGAAGATGCCCGTTACCAAAGGTGGAAAGCTGGAGCTGACCATCACTGAACTGGGAGATGAATGATGTTTGAGTCTTATATGGCAGAACGTCTTCGCCACCGCTGGATGCGCCTGCGCTTATATCGTTTCCCCGGTTCTGTTTTGACCGATTACCGAATACTGAGGAATTACGCCAAAACACTGAAAGGAGCTGCCGCATGAATACCCAATATTTACAGTATGTCCGCGAGCAACTCATGGTGGCTACCGCTGACTTGAGCGGAGCAACGAAAGGCCAGCTTGAAGCCTGGCTGGAGCATGCACAATTTGATACTGGTACATACAAACGAAAGAAGCGACGCATTCTGGATGAGGTAACTGGCAAGATTATTATGCTGGATAATCCGCCGATTTCCGGTAAACAGTCGTACGCAAAAGGTTCATCTGTCGCCCTGATCAGTCCGGTCGAGTTTTCAACCTCTTCATGGCGCCGCGCTGTTCTGTCTCTCGATGAGCATCAGAAAGCATGGTTGCTGTGGAGTTACAGTGAAAATATTCGCTGGGAGCATCAGGTTGCCATAACGCAGTGGGCATGGAGCGAGTTTAAGACTCTGTTGGGTACCAGAAAAATTGCAGGTAAGACACTGGAACGCCTGAAGAAGTTGATCTGGCTGGCGGCACAGGATGTGAAGAGCGAACTGGCAGGGCGTGAGGCTTATGAATACCAGGAACTGGCGTCACTGGTGGGAGTGACATCAAAAAACTGGTCTGAGACATTCACTGAACGCTGGGTTGCAATGAAGCACATTTTTCTACAGCTTGATAGCGAAGCTTTATTGCTTCTAACGAGAACACGTTCAAAACAAAAGGCGACATTTTCACAGCAAAATATTGCAAAACTGGATTAAAAAGCATATATTTCATATAAAACTGATATTTTGCCAATGTTGTACGCACTGGCAGTAATCCAAATTCAAGCTCGAGGTTTAAAGCCTTGGGCTTTTCTGTTTCTGGGCGGTGAGTATCCTTCCAACGTACCCCAGCCAGGGTGTCTTCAGCTGTTGAGTTGATATTGCTTAACCCTCTGTTGCCAGCTACATGCTGGCTTTTTTATTCCAGGCTTGCGGGGAGCATCAACTCCGTGCTTTGTCGTTAAATTACCCCGTGAGCCTGATTTCTGACATTTAACGTCCCGGCCTTTTGTCGGCGGCGAAACATTGGCTATTCATATGCACGAAAAAGAGAGCCTTGCCGGAGCGTTCTGGCTCGTTTTGCTGATCATCGCAGGTTGGGGCGGTCTAGTCCGCTACCTGATAGATGTGAAGCAGAGTAAAGCAACGTGGAGTTGGATAAATGCTTTGGCTCAGATAGTGGTATCAGGATTCACCGGTGTTATTGGTGGCCTGATCAGCATCGAAAGTGGATTCAGTATTTACATGATTCTCGCGACAGCGGGGATTAGTGGTGCGATGGGTTCGGTTGCACTGACGTACTTCTGGGAACGACTGACAGGGGTGAAAAATGCAAAATCTTAATCCTCAGCGTAAAGCTTTCCTCGATATGGTGGCATGGTCAGAAGGAACTGATAACGGACGTCAGAAAACCAGAAATCATGGTTATGACGTCATTGTAGGCGGAGAGCTATTCACTGATTACTCCGATCACCCTCGCAAACTTGTCACGCTAAACCCCAAACTCAAATCAACAGCAGCCGGACGTTACCAGCTTCTTTCACGCTGGTGGGATGCTTACCGTAAACAGCTTGGCCTGAAAGATTTTTCTCCAGAAAGCCAGGACGCTGTAGCTCTGCAGCAGATTAAAGAGCGTGGCGCTTTACCGATGATTGATCGCGGTGATATTCGTCAGGCTATCGACCGTTGCAGCAATATCTGGGCTTCGTTGCCGGGCGCTGGTTACGGTCAGTATGAACATAAAATTGGTGACCTGATTGCCAGGTTTAAAGAGGTTGGCGGGGTGGTAAATGAAGTTGAGCTATAAGCTAGTTATCGCTGCTTTCTTCGTTACTATTATTGGTTCTTTCATCTGGTCAGCGAATCATTACCACAATCAAGCCATTGAATACAAAAAGCAGCGCGACGAAAACGCTATGGCATTACATTCGGCTATGGCGACGATCTCTGATATGCAGAAGCGTCAACGTGACGTAGCTGAACTTGACGCCAGATACACAAAGGAGCTTGCTGATGCTAACACGACTCTCGAAAGTCTCCGTACTGATGTCTCTGCTGGTCGTAAGCGCTTGCAAATCGCCGCCACCTGTGCAAAGTCAACGACCGGAGCCAGCGGCATGGGCTATGGAGAAAGTCCAAGACTTACAGCTGATGCTGAACTCAATTATTACCGCCTCCGAAGTGGGATCGACAAGATAACTGCACAGGTTAACTATTTGCAGGAGTACATCAAGACACAGTGCCAGAAATGAATCTATAGATGACACTCCACGTTCGTATAAGATAATGCTAAATTACTATTAGCTTAATCACAGGAGACGGACATGGAAAGAGGTGTGGTATTTAGTGCATGCGAATTACTTAAAACCGAGGATGGAAAAGGCATCCGTACAGGTAAATGGATTAGTCAATTAGAAATAAACTATCTATGTCTTTATTGGGATAAACTAGTTTCACCCACTAATAATATTATACATACAGCATTAAATAACGAGGATGAATTAGAAAAATGTGGATTGCTAACCAGACCTGTATATAGACATCATGGTTGTTTTGATGGCCAATATATGGCTGATTTTTATGCTGAAACTCATGCCAAAACAATAGATATACTTAGGCATGCGGATTCTTCTGTCGATTGGCGCATGCATTTTTTAAGTGACCAAATAAACTTGGTGCCTGAATTATCTAGAACCTCAGAAGTGATACGTTTTGAACTAGCAAATTTATTACCCGTTCCCACAGAAGATGTGCACCTACATGATATTCTTGATTTCAAGGAAAGAAGAAAACCTGAATTAATCGCTTTACATGAATATCTTGATGAGCTTTACTTGGATATAAAACGTTCTGGTGATATCAATCTTCAGAAAGCAAAAGCTCTTTCTAATCTTAAACAAGCAATAAAGGATATTGAACGCTTAAATTGTGAAGTGTGGAAAAGTCCAATAAAATTTAGCATCTCTACTTCCTTTGAGTTCGATTTTTCACAAATATTTAGTCTGGCGGGAACTGTTTTATCTATGTCAGTAGATTATCCTTATAATGTTATTGGAGGGGTAAGTAGTTTTGCTTATTTTTTGGGAGGATGCATAAAAATAAAGCCACAATTTCAACAAGTGTTATCATTAGGTAATGATAAATTAGTTTACATAAGCAAAGGAAAATCGGAGGGTATTATTTCCTGATTTTTGATTCTCATAATCAATGAATGTTTTTTGCGAATATACTTATTTTAACCCTATAAATAATCAAGGTAATAAAGTGCCTCCTCGTATCCCGAAAGCCTGCCGTGCTCGAGGTTGCCGTAATACCACCACAGACCCGTCAGGCTACTGCGAAAGCCACAAAAGCGAAGGCTGGAAGCAATACAAGCCAGGCCAGTCCCGACACCAGCGCGGTTATGGTGCGAAATGGGATGTTATCCGTGAACGTGTGCTCAAGCGTGACAAAGGCCTGTGTCAGTTGTGTTTGCGTGCCGGTGTGGTGCGCGAGGCGAAAACCGTTGACCACATCATCCCTAAAGCACATGGCGGCACTGATGCCGACAGTAATCTGCAGAGTCTGTGCTGGCCGTGTCATAAGGCGAAGACGGCCCGTGAACGGTTGAAGTAAGAACCAGTTCCCACTGCCAGAGGGGAGGGGCGGGTCAAATCCCTGTGACCTGACGTCTTCCGGACTGCCCGCCCCATCGTTTTTTTATACCCGCGAAAAATGAAATTTAACCAGGAGTGCCGCATATGGCTGGAACGGCGGGGCGTTCCGGGCGTCGCCCCAAGCCAACGGCGCGCAAGGCGCTGGCCGGAAACCCCGGCAAGCGAGCCCTGAACAAAGATGAACCTGTTTTTACGCCCATCAAAGGTGTTGAGCCACCAGAGTGGTTCGCTGAAGAAGATCTCCCTCTCGCCACGATCATGTGGCAACTGACAACCAAAGAACTCTGCGGTCAGGGCCTGCTGTGCGTGACTGACCTGGCGGTACTTGAGCGGTGGTGCGTGGCCTATGAGTTCTGGCGACGTGCCGTGAAAAATATTGCCATACAGGGCAACACCATCACCGGTGCAATGGGCGGCAGGGTCAAAAATCCGGAGCTGACCGCCAAAAAAGAACAGGAGTCCGAGATGAGCAGCACGGGGGCAATGCTCGGACTCGACCCCAGCAGCCGCCAGCGTCTGATTGGCCTGGCGGGGCAGAAGAAAGCCACTAACCCGTTTCTGAAAATCATCGAGTCATGAGCCGGAAATCTTACCCCAACGTAAATGCTGCCAATCAGTATGCCCGTGATGTTGTGCGCGGAAAGATTGTGGCCTGCCAGTTTGTGATTCAGGCCTGCCAGCGCCATCTTGATGACCTGATGGCGGAAAAAAGTAAGTCGTTTCGTTACCGCTTCGACAAGGACCTGGCTGAACGGGCCGCCAAATTTATTCAGCTGTTGCCGCACACCAAGGGTGAGTGGGCATTCAAGAGGATGCCCATCACGCTGGAGCCGTGGCAGCTATTTGTGGTCTGCTGTGCGTTTGGCTGGGTCAATAAAGGGTCCCGGCTGCGCCGCTTCCGGGAGGTGTATACCGAAATCCCCCGTAAGAACGGCAAATCGGCAATCTCTGCCGGTGTTGCCCTGTATTGTTTTGCCTGTGATAACGAGTTTGGCGCGGAAGTGTATTCCGGTGCCACGACAGAGAAACAGGCGTGGGAAGTCTTTCGCCCGGCGCGACTGATGTGTAAACGCACACCCATGCTGACGGAAGCGTTCGGGATTGAGGTTAACGCCTCAAACATGAATCGTCCGGAGGATGGCGCGCGGTTTGAACCGCTGATCGGTAACCCCGGTGATGGTTCATCACCCCACTGTGCGGTGGTGGATGAATATCACGAGCACGCCACCGATGCGCTTTACACCACGATGCTTACCGGGATGGGGGCGCGACGTCAGCCACTGATGTGGGCCATTACTACTGCCGGGTACAACATTGAGGGGCCGTGCTACGACAAGCGACGGGAAGTTATCGAGATGCTCAACGGGTCGGTACCCAACGATGAACTGTTCGGGATCATCTATACCGTTGACGAAGGCGATGACTGGACCGACCCGCAGGTGCTGGAAAAAGCTAACCCGAATATTGGCGTGTCGGTTTATCGCGAATTTTTGTTAAGTCAGCAGCAGCGTGCGAAAAATAACGCCCGTCTGGCAAACGTCTTTAAAACAAAACACCTCAATATCTGGGTGTCGGCGCGTTCGGCGTATTTCAACCTGGTGAGCTGGCAGAGCTGCGAGGATAAATCACTGACCCTTGAGCAGTTCGAGGGGCAGCCGTGCATTCTGGCCTTTGACCTGGCCCGTAAGCTGGATATGAACAGCATGGCGCGACTTTATACCCGCGAGATTGACGGTAAAACGCATTACTACAGTGTGGCCCCGCGTTTCTGGGTACCGTATGACACGGTGTACAGCGTCGAGAAAAATGAAGATCGCCGGACAGCCGAACGCTTTCAGAAATGGGTGGAAATGGGCGTCCTGACCGTTACCGATGGTGCAGAGGTGGATTATCGCTACATCCTCGAAGAGGCCAAAGCGGCGAACAAAATCAGCCCGGTCAGCGAGTCACCCATCGACCCCTTCGGGGCGACCGGGCTGTCACATGACCTTGCTGATGAAGACCTGAATCCCATCACCATCATTCAGAACTACACCAACATGTCCGACCCGATGAAAGAGCTGGAAGCGGCAATTGAATCGGGGCGCTTTCATCATGATGGCAATCCCATCATGACCTGGTGTATCGGCAACGTGGTCGGCAAAACCATTCCGGGTAACGATGATGTGGTGAAGCCCGTCAAAGAGCAGGCGGAAAACAAAATCGATGGTGCAGTTGCGCTGATTATGGCGGTTGGCAGAGCCATGCTGTATGAGAAAGAAGACACGCTGTCCGACCACATTGAGTCCTACGGGATCCGCTCGCTTTAACTGAGGTAATTATGATCATGCTGATTCTCGCGCCTCTGGTGGGCGTGCTGGGGGTGCTTTTGCTGGCGTATGGTGCCTGGCTGATTTATCCCCCGGCGGGGTTTGTTGTTGCCGGGGCGTTGTGCCTGTTCTGGTCGTGGCTGGTGGCGCGATATCTCGACCGTACACAGTCGTCTGTCGGCGGAGGTAAATAGTGTTCTTTTCGGGATTATTTCAACGAAAAAGTGACGCACCGGTGACCACGCCAGCAGAGCTGGCGGATGCTATCGGGTTGTCCTACGACACCTATACCGGAAAGCAGATCAGCAGCCAGCGGGCCATGCGACTGACGGCGGTTTTTTCCTGTGTCAGGGTGCTGGCGGAGTCGGTCGGGATGTTGCCCTGCAACCTGTATCACCTGAACGGCAGCCTGAAGCAGAGAGCCACTGGCGAACGTCTGCATAAGCTGATCTCCACGCATCCCAATGGCTATATGACGCCGCAGGAGTTCTGGGAGCTGGTGGTCACCTGTCTGTGCCTGCGGGGAAACTTTTACGCCTACAAAGTGAAAGCATTTGGCGAAGTGGCTGAACTGCTGCCCGTCGATCCCGGCTGTGTGGTACCGAAGCTTAACAGTAGCTGGGAGCCGGTCTATCAGGTCACATTCCCGGATGGCTCCACGGATGTACTGAGCCAGGAGGATATCTGGCATGTGCGTACGCTGACGCTGGACGGACTGGTGGGGCTGAATCCCATCGCCTATGCCCGCGAGGCAATATCGCTGGCGGCAGCGACCGAAGAGCACGGGGCCAGACTGTTCAGCAATGGCGCGGTGACGTCGGGTGTTTTGCGTACAGAGCAGACGCTGTCGGATCAGGCTTATGAGCGCCTGAAGAAAGATTTTGAGGAGCGTCACACCGGGCTTGGCAATGCTCACCGCCCGATGATCCTTGAGATGGGGCTGGACTGGAAGTCGATGGCGTTGAACGCAGAGGACAGCCAGTTCCTGGAAACCCGCAAGTTTCAGCTTGAAGAAATTTGTCGTCTGTTCCGTGTGCCATTGCACATGGTGCAGAACACCGATCGCGCCACCTTCAACAATATCGAAGAGCTGGGGCTCGGATTTATCAACTATTCACTGGTGCCGTATCTGACCCGCATTGAGCAGCGGATCAACACCGGACTGGTACGAAAAAGTAAGCAGGGCGTTTATTACGCCAAATTTAACGCCGGGGCGTTACTGCGCGGGGATATGAAGTCCCGTTTTGAAGCCTACGCCACCGGGATTAACTGGGGAATTTACTCTCCCAATGACTGCCGCGACCTGGAAGATATGAATCCGCGTCCCGGTGGGGATGTCTATCTCACACCGATGAACATGACCACGAAACCCTCCGATGGCAGTAAAGCCGGTAAGCAGAAGGATAACGCCAATGCAGACGAAACAACGTCTTGATGTACCGCTGAGTCTGAAATCTGTCAGTGACTCCGGTGAGTTTGAAGGGTATGGCTCCGTCTTTGGTGTAAAGGACAGCCACGATGATGTGGTGATGTCCGGGGCATTTGCTGCTTCCCTGCGGGCGTGGAGTGACAGAAAAGCGTTACCTGCGCTGCTCTGGCAGCACCGCATGGATGAACCCATCGGTGTTTACACCGAAATGAAGGAAGACGATGTCGGGCTTTACGTCAGGGGACGGTTGCTTATTGATGATGATCCCCTCGCAAAACGCGCACATGCACACATGAAGGCCGGTTCGTTAACCGGCCTTTCTATTGGGTACGTCCTGAAGGACTGGGAATACGACCGGACGAAAGAAGCCTTTCTGCTGAAAGAAATCGACCTCTGGGAAGTCAGTCTGGTGACATTCCCGTCTAACGACGAGGCGCGGATCAGCGACGTCAAGAACGCACTGGCCCGCGGGGAAATCCCCGAACAGAAAAAAATCGAAAGAGTCCTGCGTGATGTCGGACTCTCCCGTACCCAGGCCAAAGCATTCATGGCCGGGGGCTATGGCGCACTGTCCCTGCGCGACGCTGAGGATGTGGGCTCTGCACTGAATGCACTGAAAAATCTGAACTTCTAATCAGGAGAAATACGATGGCAGTTGATATTAAAGATGTCGAACAGGTCGCGCAGGAGCTGCAGCAGAAGTTTGACGACTTCAAAGCAAAGAACGACAAGCGCGTTGAGGCGATTGAGCAGGAAAAAGGCAAACTTGCCGGGCAGGTGGAAACCCTGAACGGAAAACTCAGCGAGCTGGAAAACCTCAAAAGCGACCTTGAAAAAGAGCTGCTTGAGCTGAAACGTCCGGCAGGTGGTGCGCAAAATAAACTGGCCACCGAGCATAAAGAAGCGTTTGTGGGCTTCCTGCGTAAAGGCCGTGAAGATGGTCTGCGCGATCTGGAGCGCAAGGCATTACAGGTGGGCACCGATGAAGACGGTGGCTATGCCGTGCCGGAAGCGCTGGATCGCAACATTCTGACCTTGCTGAAAGATGAAGTGGTGATGCGTCAGGAAGCCACGGTGATCACCGTTGGTGGTTCCGACTACAAAAAACTGGTGAATCTGGGCGGCACGGCTTCCGGATGGGTTGGCGAGACTGACGCGCGCTCCCAGACTGCCACCTCAAAACTGGGCCTGATTGAACCTTTCATGGGGGAAATCTACGGTAACCCGCAGGCCACTCAGAAAATGCTGGATGATGCCTTCTTCAACGTGGAGGCCTGGATCAACAGCGAGCTGGCGACCGAATTTGCTGAACAGGAAGAAATTGCCTTTACCACCGGCGATGGTACCAAGAAGCCGAAAGGGTTCCTGGCGTATGAATCCACGGATGAAACCGATAAGGTCCGGGCGTTCGGCAAACTTCAGCATATTGTATCCGGCGACGCGACGGCGGTGACCGCAGACGCCATTATCAAACTGATTTACACGCTGCGTAAGGCACACCGCACCGGCGCGAAGTTCATGATGAACAACAATAGCCTGTTTGCCATCCGTCTGCTGAAAGACAGCGAGGGTAACTATCTGTGGCGTCCGGGGCTGGAGCTGGGGCAGCCGTCCTCTCTGGCGGGTTACGGTATCGCTGAAAACGAACAGATGCCGGATATCGCCGCTGATGCGAAAGCCATTGCATTTGGTAACTTCAAACGGGGTTACACCATCGTTGACCGTATCGGCACCCGCATTCTGCGTGACCCGTACACCAATAAACCGTTTGTCGGTTTTTATACCACCAAGCGCACCGGCGGGATGCTGGTCGATTCGCAGGCCATCAAACTGCTGAAGATTGCAGCGGCGTAATCACTCAGGGGCGCGGAACCGCGCCCCCTGTTCTGACGGGTGAAGAATCATGATCCTGAAACAAGATCTGAAATGGTCACCGGACGGTATGCGTGTTGAGGTCATTCGGGCCGGTGAGTATGACGACGGGGCGCTTCCTGCCCGGGTGCAGGAGATTGCACTTCAGGCCGGGTTAGCAGAGCGCGGAATCAGTGCAAAAAGCAGTAAAGCGGCAAAAGAGAAAAAAGCCACGACCAGTAAAGAGGGCTGAGTATGCTTCTGACAATGGAAGAGATTAAAGCCCAACTCCGGCTGGATGAGGATTTCGATGCTGATGACCGCCATCTGCAACTGCTGGCCTGTGCGGCGCAAAAGCGGACGGAAACGTATCTGAACCGGAAGCTCTATGCACCGGATGAAACCATTCCGGACAGCGATCCAGACGGGCTGCACCTGCCGGATGATATTCGCCTGGGGATGCTGATGCTTATCAGCCATTTTTACGAAAACCGCTCGTCGGTTACGGAAGTGGAGAAACTCGACATGCCGCAGAGTTTTGGCTGGCTTGTCGGCCCGTACAGGTACTTTCCGCAATGAAAATTCGTCAGGCGCAGACCAGCGCAACCTACATTCTGCCGGACCCCGGTGAACTGAATAAACGCGTCCTGATCCGCCAGCGGGTGGATATGCCCGCGGATAACTTTGGTGTGGAGTCTCAATACCCGGTTACGTTCCGGACATGGGCGAAGGTTATCCAGACCAGTGCCACCACCTGGCAGGAAACCGCGCAGACCGGGGACGCCATCACCCATTACATCACCATTCGCTACCGCCGGGGGATCACTGCTGATTATGAGGTGGTCTGTGATGACAGTGTGTACCGGGTGAAACGTCAGCGCGATCTGAACGGGGCGCGGCGCTTTCTGCTGCTGGAGTGTACGGAGCTGGGCGAATATAGGCAGAGTCATGGAGGCAACAATGACGACTTCCTTTTTGCACGTTGATTTTCAGCAGCCCGCGGAGATGCGCTTTAACCGCGCCCGTGTCCGGCGGGCGTTTGTCACGATTGGTCAGCGTCATATGCGTGATGCCCGTCGGCTGGTGATGCGCCGTGCGCGGTCGGCACCGGGTGAAAACCCCGGTTATCAGACCGGACGCCTGGCACGTTCGATTGGGTATATGGTACCCAGAGCCAGTAAACATCGCCCTGGTTTTATGGCACGTATAGCCCCTAACCAGCGTAATGGAGAGGGAAACCGCCGTATCACCGGTGATTTTTATCCGGCTTTTTTGTTCTATGGCGTGAGGCGAGGGGCAAAGCGTCGTCGCAGCCATCATCGTGGTGCATCCGGTGGCAGCGGCTGGCGACTGGCTCCACGTAATAACTTCATGGTGGAAACGCTTGAAAAGAACCGCAGCTGGACACGCTATTTTCTGGCGCGGGAATTACGTAAATCACTGAAGCCGGAGCGACGACGCAGATGAAACTGACGCCTGTTATTGCTGCGCTGCGTGCCCGCTGCCCGTATTTTGAAAACCGGGTGGCAGGCGCGGCACAGTTCAAAAATCTGCCGGAGGTCGGAAAGCTGAGACTCCCGGCGGCGTATGTGGTACCGGGTGATGACTCTCCGGGAGAAAACAAAAGCCAGACCGACTACTGGCAGGAGCTGAAAGAGGGTTTCTCCGTGGTTGTCATACTGAGTAACGGGCGTGATGAGCGCGGTCAGTTTGCCTCGTATGATGTGGTGGACGATGTCCGGCAGATGCTCTTTAAGGCCATTCTGGGCTGGAACCCGGAAGCGTGCGGTAACCCGATTACTTATGACGGCGGCACGCTGCTGGATCTGAATCGTCATGAGCTGATTTATCAGTTCGATTTTTCGGTCATCAGCGAGCTGACCGAAGACGATACCCGCCAGCAGGATGACCTGAACAGTCTGGATGAACTGCGAACGCTGGCGATTGATGTTGATTATCTCGATCCCGGTAACGGGCCTGACGGCGATATCGAACATCACACCGAAATAACCCTTCCTTCCTGAGAATCTTCATGTTTGTGAAACCTGTTAAAGGGCGGTCAGTTCCTGACCCTGCCCGCGGCGACCTTTTGCCCGCCGAGGGGCGAAATGTTGATGAGAACAACTACTGGCTGCGCCGTGAAGCAGCGGGTGATATCCGGCGCGTGAATAAAAAGGTGAATACCGATGACGATAAGCTTTAACACCATTCCGTCGAATACGCTGGTTCCGATTTTTTATGCGGAAATGGATAACTCGGCGGCGAATACTGCACAGGACAGCGGAGCATCGCTGCTGATTGGTCATGCCAATAACGGTGCAGAGATTGTTGCCAACAGTCTGGTGCTGATGCCATCGGCAGACTATGCACGCCAGATTTGTGGTGCGGGAAGTCAGCTGGCGCGTATGGTCGAGGCTTATCGCCAGACCGACCCGTTTGGTGAACTGTATGTGATTGCCGTTCCTGAATCCACGGGCGCGGCGGCAACAGTTACGCTGACGGTGACCGGCGCGGCAACCGAAACCGGCACGGTGAATGTTTATGTGGGACGTACCCGCGTGCAGGCACCGGTGACCAACGGCGATAACGTCGCGACGATTGCCAGCAGTATCAAAGATGCCATCAATGCCGTTCCGACCCTGCCGTTTACTGCCTCATCTTCGGCAGGCGTGGTCACACTGACCGCGCGTCATAAGGGGCTTTGCGGGAATGAAATTCCTGTCAGCCTCAATTACTACGGCTTTGGTGGGGGCGAAGTGCTGCCAGCGGGCGTACAGATTGCCGTGGCGACGGGTACCGCCGGAACGGGCGCTCCTGTTCTCACCGGCGCGGTGGCTGCAATGGCGGATGAGCCGTTTGATTATATCGGCCTGCCGTTCAACGACACAGCCTCCGTTAACACGCTGGTGACCGAGATGAACGATACCAGCGGTCGCTGGAGCTATGCGCGTCAGCTGTATGGTCATGTGTATACGGCAAAGATCGGCACGCTGTCAGAACTGGTGACCGCAGGTGACCAGTTTAACCAGCAGCACATTACCCTGGCGGGATACGAAAAAGAGACCCAGACGCCTGCCGACGAGCTGGCGGCAAGCCGTACCGCCCGCGCAGCGGTGTTTATCCGCAACGATCCGGCACGTCCCACGCAGACCGGTGAGCTGGTGGGTATGCTGCCTGCGCCGAAGGGGAAACGGTTCACGATGACCGAACAACAGACCCTGCTGTCTCATGGCGTGGCAACGGCGTATGTCGAAAGCGGGGTACTGCGCATTCAGCGTGATGTCACCACGTACAGGAAAAACGCTTACGGGGTTGCGGATAACAGCTACCTCGACAGTGAGACACTGCATACCAGCGCGTATGTACTGCGCAAACTGAAATCCGTCATTACCAGTAAGTACGGGCGTCACAAGCTTGCCAGTGACGGTACCCGCTTTGGTCCCGGTCAGGCGATTGTCACCCCGGCGGTGATCAAAGGGGAACTGCTGGCAACCTACCGTCAGCTTGAGCGTGCGGGGATCGTGGAAAACTACGAACTGTTTAAGCAGTACCTGGTTGTGGAGCGTGATGCCAGCGATCCGAACCGCCTGAACACGCTGTTCCCGCCTGACTATGTTAACCAGTTGCGTGTCTTTGCCGTGGTTAACCAGTTCCGTCTTCAGTATTCAGAGGAGTCTGCATAATGGCCCGTATCGGGGGAACCTGTTATTTCAAAATTGACGGTCAGCAGCTATCGCTGACCGGCGGCATTGAGGTGCCCATGAACAGGACGGTCAATGATGACATCATCGGCCTGGACGGTTCAGTGGACCGCAAGGAAACTCACCGTGCGCCTTATGTCAAAGGGACCTTCAAGGTGCCGAAGAATTTTCCGGTGAGCAAAATCACCTCGTCTGATGAGATGACCATCACTGCCGAGCTGGCAAACGGTCAGGTCTATGTACTGTCGTCTGCCTGGCTGCACGGCGAAGCGAACCATAATGCCGAAGAAGGCACGGTCGATCTTGAGTTCCACGGTGAAGAAGGGGATTACCAGTAATGAAAGAGCTTGAGTTAAAGAAACCGATTACCGCTCATGGCGAGACACTCTCCGTACTGGAGTTTGATGAGCCCACCGGGAAAGATGTCCGCGAGCTGGGATATCCCTACCAGATGAATCAGGATGAGTCCGTCAGACTTCTGGCGCATGTGGTATCGAAATACATCGTGCGGCTGGCGAAAGTGCCGCAAAGCTCTGTCGACCAGATGTCTCCGGCAGACCTGAATGCAGCGGCGTGGCTTGTGGCCGGTTTTTTCCTCCAGGCCTGACGGCTGAATACCTCACTGATCGCTTCTTTGACTGCGCCAGTTACTGGCGCATTAATCCCTTCGAATTGCTGAATATGCCGATCAGTGAAATTCCCTTGCTGGTCAGTCAGGCAAACAGGATAGAGCAGGAGAAACGCACACATGGCTGAATTTGAGCTTAAGGCGTTGATCACCGGTGTCGACAGGCTTTCTCCCGCGCTGTCGAAAATGCAAAAGAAAATCCGGGGATTTAAACGCCAGGCGGAAGAAGCGTCACAGGGTGGGCTGGCGCTTGGTGGCGGACTGGCAGCGGGTCTGACGCTTTCCCTGAAATCTTATGCCGATCAGGAAAACGCCGCCACCGGGCTGAAAGTCGCCATGATGGATGCGAACGGCGAGGTTGGAAAGAGCTTTCAGGACATCAATAAACTGGCTATTGGCCTGGGTAACCAGCTACCCGGTACAACGGCTGATTTCCAGAACATGATGCAGATGCTGGTGCGTCAGGGGATCCCGGCAGAAAACATTCTTGGTGGTGTGGGTAAAGCGACAGCTTATCTTGCGGTACAACTGAAAAAAACACCGGAAGCGGCTGCTGAGTTTGCTGCAAAGATGCAGGATGCTACCGGAACGGCGTCAGAAGACATGATGGGGCTGTTCGACACTATCCAGAAGGCGTTTTATCTGGGCGTTGACGATACCAACATGTTGTCCTTCTTCACTAAAACCAGTTCTGTTCTGAAGATGGTGAATAAGGACGGACTTCAGGCTGCACAGAGCCTTGCCCCTATCAGCGTCATGATGGATCAGATGGGGATGAACGGGGAGTCGGCAGGTAATGCCCTGCGAAAAGTTATCCAGTCCGGATTAAGCGTTAAGAAAATCAGGGACGTCAATAAAGTCATGGCCCGCCAGAAACTCGGAGTGCAGCTCGATTTTACTGATGGCAAAGGGAGTTTTGGCGGTCTTGATAACATGTTTAAGCAACTGGCAAAGCTGCGAAAACTGACCGACGTTAAGCGAACAGGTGTACTTAAGGCAATATTTGGTGATGATGCCGAAACCCTTCAGGTGGTCAATGCTCTGATCGATAAAGGAAAGGATGGTTACGATCAGATCCAGCAGAAGATGAATAAACAGGCCAGCCTGAATAAACGTGTTCAGGCACAGCTTGGTACGCTGTCCAACCTGTGGGAGGCAATGACGGGGACCGCAACTAACGGTCTTGCAGCTATTGGCGGCGCATTTTCTGGTGACGCCCAAAATATCACGCAATGGCTGGGGGAGTTAGGGGAAAAATTCACGAAGTTTGCGGATGAAAATCCCCGGGTTATTCGCGGCGTCGTCGGGCTTGCTGCCGGTCTTGCGATTCTGAAACTGGGATTGATGGGCGTTGGCGGTGCCATCAGTATTGTCAGCAGGATCATGTCGATGACGCCGATTGGCATGATTGCGACGGCGATAGCCCTGGCTGCGGGATTAATTATCACTAACTGGGATGTTGTCGGACCTTATTTCAAGAAGCTCTGGGAAACCATTGGTCCTTATTTTGAGGCTGGCTGGGAACTTCTGAAGAAGGTTTTTGCCTGGTCGCCGCTGGGGATGGTAATCAATAACTGGGGACCGGTTGTTAAGTGGTTTCAGGATATGTGGGACAAGCTGAAGCCAATTATTGAGTGGTTTACCGACAGTTCCGGTGACACGGTCGATGCCATTAACTCTGCGCAGTGGGGCGCGGGTGCTTATGATGCTTATGGGACGGGAATACCGGCACGGGGATACACACCTTATCAGGCGGTGGATCCGGCTCAGTCAAACAACGCCTCCGATGCCACAGGCCCGAATCCCTTCATGATTAACAAAGCTTCTGCGCCAAAAGTTGATGGTGAGATCAAGGTCTCTTTTGTGAATTCGCCTCCGGGTATGCGGGTTATGGAAACGCGATCCAGCGGTTTTGATGTCAGCCATGATGTTGGCTATACGCGCTTTGGCAGGTAATGAAAAATTAATCTGTTAATGAGTCCCACTCCGGTGGGATTTTTTATGTACGGAGTTTATATGACGTGGAAAGACAGACTTCAGGACGCGTCATTTCGCGGTGTGCCATTTAAGGTTGAAGAAGAAAGTGCGGGAACCGGTCGTCGTGTGGAAACGCACGAATACCCGAACCGCGACAAACCCTATACCGAAGACCTGGGGAAAATCACTTTCCGCCCGTCCATCACAGCTTATGTGGTGGGAGATGACTGCTTTGACCAGCGCGATCGCCTGATTGACGCGCTGAATAAACCCGGTCCCGGCACGCTTGTCCATCCGACTTACGGTGAGCTGAAAGTCTGTGTTGACGGGGAAGTTCGGGTCAGCACATCGAAGAGTGAAGGGCGTATTGTCCGCTTTGACCTGAAGTTTGTCGAAGCGGGAGAACTCTCTTACCCCACTTCAGGTGCGGCGACGGCGCAGACGCTGATGTCATCCTGTTCTGCACTGGATGACTGCATCAGTGACAGCTTCAGTGGTTTCAGTATCGATGGCGTGGCAGATTTTGTGCAGAACGACGTCGTCGGTAATGCCAGCACAATGCTTGGGTATATTTCTGATGCGATGAAAGTGGTGGATTCTGCCGTATCGGATGCCGCCAGGCTGTTGCAGGGGGATATCTCGGTACTTCTGCCGCCGCCATCGTCAGGAAAAAATTTCGTTGAGCAGGTGCAGAAAATGTGGCGTACCGGGAAACGCCTTTATGGTAACGCCAGCGACCTGGTCACCATGATCAAAACGCTTTCCGGTGTCAGCCTCGGCAGCGATCTGCAACCGCGCGGCGTCTGGAAAACGGACAGTAAAACCACCGCCACGGCGACGCAGCAGCGTAACGTGGTTGCCAGCACCCTTCGTACGACCGCAATCAGCGAAGCGGCGTATGCCGTCACACGATTGCCTGCGCCCACAACTTCCGCGGTGATGCAGAATGCCACAGTGGGGCAGTCAACAACACCCGCGCAGAGCACCGGCTGGCCTTCTGTCACGCATCCGGCACTGAACAATGCACCGGCGGTGAAAAACACGGTTGACCTGCCAACGTGGGAAGAACTGACCGACATTCGCGACACACTGAATACGGCAATTGATAAGGAGTTGTCCCGTACAACCAGTGATGCGCTGTTTCTGGCGCTGCGCCGGGTGAAAGCAGATCTGAATGCGGATATCAACACGCGCCTTGAACAGTCTGCACGGATCATTCAGCGCACGCCGGATGAGGTTTTACCCGCGCTGGTGCTGGCGGCGACCTGGTTTGATAACGCGGCGCGTGACGCGGACATTATCCGGCGTAATGCCATTACGCATCCCGGCTTTGTGCCGGTGATCCCTCTGAAGGTGCCAGTGCAATGAACGACAATGTCACGCTACGGGTAAATGGCCGGGAGTGGAATGGCTGGACATCGGTGCGCATCGGTGCCGGTATTGAACGGCTGGCGCGGGATTTCAGTGTGGAGATCACTCGCCAGTGGCCGGGAGATGAGGGTATCACCACGCTTCAGCCGCGCATTAAAAACGGTTCAAAAGTGGAAGTGCTGATTGGTGATGAGCTGGTGATCACCGGCTGGGTGGAGGCGACTCCCGTTCGTTACGATGCCCGTTCGGTCAGCACCGGTATTGCCGGACGTAGTCTGACGGCTGACCTGATTGACTGTGCAGCCGAACCGACACAGTTTAACGGACGCTCGCTGGTGCAGATTGCGCAGGCGCTTGCTGCGCCTTTCGGCATTGAGGTGGTGAACAGCGGTGCGCCGTCGGGTGTTATTCCTGATGTTCAGCCTGATCACGGTGAAACGGTGATTGAGGTAATCAACAAAATACTCGGTCAGCAGCAGGCACTGGCTTACGACGACCCGCACGGCAGGCTGGTGATTGGCGGTATTGGCTCAACGCGGGCACATACTGCGCTGGTACTCGGGGAAAACATCCTTTCCTGCGATACGGAGAAGAGTATCCGGGAGCGATTTTCTGTTTACCAGGTGGCGGGGCAGCGTGCCGGAAACGACGATGATTTCGGTGAGGCCACCACCACCGCGCTGCGGGCCCGCACAGAGGACGCATTTATTGCCCGTTACCGTCCGATGTATATCAGGCAGACAGGGCAGGCTACGGGGGCAGGCTGTATTGCCCGTGCGGACTTTGAAGCCCGACAACGGGCGGCGCGGACGGATGAAACCACCTATGTGGTGCAGGGCTGGCGACAGGGTAACGGTACGCTGTGGCAGCCCAACCAGCGGGTGATTGTCTTTGATCCGGTCTGTGGTTTCGACAATACCGAACTGCTTGTTTCGGAAGTCACGTTTACTCAGGACCAGAACGGCACCCTGACGGAAATCCGTGTCGGCCCACCTGATGCTTATCTGCCTGAACCCGAAGATCCCGGTGCGCGGAAAAAGAAAAAAGCCAGAGTACAGGAGGACCCGTTCTGATGAGGACGATTGAAGCCATGCAGCGACAACTTCTCGGCCTGATTGGGCGGGCAGTGGTGAAAAGCATCAGTGCCGCCACGAAATGTCAGACCGTGGATGTGTCCCTGATTGCCGGTGAACCCAAAGCCGGGGTTGAACATCTTGAACCCTACGGTTTTACCGCAAGGGCAAACAGCGGTGCGGAAGCGGTGGTGTTGTTTCCGGATGGCGACCGTTCTCATGCGGTGGTTGTTACGGTGTCGGACCGGCGCTACCGCCTGAAAGGGCTGCAGACGGGTGAGGTGGCTGTCTATGACGATCAGGGGCAGTCTGTGACGCTGACCCGGGAGGGGATCGTGGTGGACGGTGCAGGTAAAACGATCACGTTTCGCAATGCGCCCAGAGCACGTTTTGAAATGGACCTGGAAGTGACCGGACAGGTGAAAGACCTGTGCGACTCCGGCGGTACCACCATGTCAGCGATGCGGCTTGCCTATAACGGGCATCGTCACAGAGAGAACGGTCAGGGCAGTAACACCGACAAACCTGATAAAGCGATGGAGGCATGATGGAACTGTGGCTGACGGTGAACGGTAAACGCACCTGCGCCAGCGCAGAACTGGATCCGCTGACCCGCGCCGTGGTGATTTCCCTGTTTACCTGGCGGCGGGCGGAGCCTGATGACAACGCCGACGTCCCGATGGGATGGTGGGGGGATACCTGGCCTGCGGTACAGAATGACCGTTACGGCTCCCGACTGTGGCTGCTTCAGCGCAGCAAACTGACCAATCAGCTGGTGCAGACGGTAAGGGGGTATATCCGCGAATGCCTGCAATGGATGATTGATGACGGCGTGGTGTCCCGTATTGATCTGGATATCCGCCGCACCGGGATTAATGAACTGGGTAACAGTATCACTCTCTGGCGTCGTGACGGACCGGTAATGATTTCTTTTGATGATCTGTGGAGTGCGATAACGCATGGCGGACAGTGAATTTCAGCGCCCGACGCTGGCAGAAAATATCAGTATGCTCCGTAACGATTTATTCACCAGGCTGGACGTCAGCGACACGCTCCGGCGCATGGATGAAGACGTGCGGGCAAAGGTGTATGCGGCGGCGCTGCATACGGTTTACGGTTACATCGATTATCTGGCAATGAACATGCTGCCTGACCTGTGCGATGAGTCCTGGCTGGCGCGACATGCTGCGATGAAACGGTGTCCGCGCAAGGGGGCCACGGCTGCCAGCGGGTATATGCGCTGGGAAGGTGTCAGCGATGGCCTGAAGGTGACCGCCGGGAGTGTTATTCAGCGCGATGACCTGGTTCAGTACACGGCAACTGCCGATGCAACCAGCTCCGGTGGTGTCCTGCGCGTGCCGATCGCCTGCTCAAGTGCAGGTGCGGTCGGTAACGCTGACGACGGTACGGCATTAATCCTGGTCACGCCGGTGAATGGTCTGCCGTCTTCCGGTGTGGCTGACACCCTTACAGGCGGATTTGATACTGAAGAGCTGGAAACGTGGCGCGCCCGCGTCATTGAGCGGTATTACTGGACGCCTCAGGGCGGGGCTGACGGGGACTATGTCGTCTGGGCTAAAGAAGTGCCCGGCATTACCCGCGCATGGACATACCGTCACTGGATGGGAACGGGAACTGTCGGTGTGATGATTGCCAGCAGTGACCTGATTAATCCCATTCCGGAAGAATCAACGGAAACGGCAGCAAGACAACATATCGTGCCACTGGCCCCGGTGGCAGGCTCTGATTTGTATGTATTCAGGCCGGTGGCGCACAAAGTGGATTTTCATATCCGCGTGACGCCGGACACACCAGAAATACGAGCCGCCATCACCGCGGAGTTGCGTTCGTTTCTTCTGCGTGATGGTTATCCGCAGGGAGAACTGAAGGTATCGCGTATCAGTGAGGCGATTTCCGGTGCGAACGGGGAATACAGCCATCAGTTGCTTGCACCGGCAGACAATATCTCCATTGCAAAAAATGAACTGGCGGTACTGGGGACGATTTCATGGACGTGACAAACGATGATTACATCCGTCTGTTGTCGGCACTGTTGCCCCCCGGTCCGGCGTGGTCAGCCAGCGATCCGGCGATTGCCGGTGCGGCACCGTCATTAACCCGTGCTCATCAGCGTGCGGATGCCCTGATGCGGGAGCTGGATCCGCGCACCACCACCGAACTGATAAACCGCTGGGAGCGTCTGTGCGGCCTGCCGGATGAATGTATTCCGGCAGGGACGCAGACCCTTCGCCAGCGTCAGCAACGGCTGGATGCGAAGGTTAACCTGGCGGGTGGCATCAATGAGGATTTTTACCTTGCGCAGCTTGCTGCCCTGGGCAGACCAGATGCCACCATCACGCGATACGACAAAAGCACGTTCACCTGCTCATCGGCCTGTACTGACGCGGTGAATGCGCCGGAATGGCGGTATTACTGGCAGGTCAATATGCCAGCTGCCACCAACACCACCTGGATGACATGTGGCGATCCCTGCGATTCCGCACTGCGTATCTGGGGGGACACCGTTATCGAGTGCGTGCTTAACAAACTCTGCCCGTCGCATACCTACGTAATTTTTAAATATCCGGAGTAATCCATGCATCGTATAGACACGAAAACCGCGCAGAAGGATAAGTTCGGCGCGGGTAAGAACGGTTTTACCCGTGGTAACCCCCAGACCGGCACGCCTGCCACCGATCTGGATGATGACTACTTTGACATGTTGCAGGAGGAGCTCTGCAGCGTGGTGGAGGCATCCGGTGCCAGCCTGGAGAAGGGGCGGCATGACCAGCTGCTTACCGCGCTTCGTGCGCTGCTGTTAAGTCGCAAAAATCCGTTTGGCGATATCAAATCGGACGGCACGGTGAAAACGGCTCTTCAAAACCTTGGTTTGGGAGATACAAGCGGATACGTGGGACGCCGGCTGAGTACCCGGGCTTTCGCGTCATCAGGTACGTATACCCCATCACCAGAAACAAAACGGATCAGGGTCACAATAACGGGCGGCGGTGGCGGAGGGGGTGGCTGCCAGGCTATATCCAGTAACGAAACGTTTTTCGGTGCTGGCGGTGGGGCCGGAGGGACAGTAATCACCATACTGACCCCGACACAGAATAGTTATCCTGTCACTATCGGCGCAGGTGGGGCCGGCGGCGTTGGTGCGACGAACGGCCTCAAGGGCGGTGATAGCTCGTTCGGATCGGTAATAGCCCCTGGTGGTGAAGGCGGCGGAAAAGTAGGAGTCACAAACACAAACGGCGGTAACGGAGGCGTACCGAATATTGGCGATATCCGCATCACTGGTGGAGATGGAGGCGACGGTCAGTCCGGGAATATCAGCGTCAGCGGTGAAGGCGGTGCATCGTACTGGGGAGGCGGTGGACGTGCAGGCGCTGGCGGTGGCGTTAGAGGCAGGGCATTTGGTTCAGGCGGAGGTGGTGCATACGATGCAGGTTATAGCGGAACCAGTATGACGGGCGGGAAAGGTGCTGATGGGGTTTGTATTATCGAGGAGTTTGCATAATGAATGCGTCATATGCAGTTATTGAAAATGGGATGGTTGTGAATGTCATTGTCTGGGATGGCGAGGATGAATTCACTGTGCCGGATAATCTGCAGCTCATTAATATTTCTGATATCAGTGAGCAGCCCGGAATCGGCTGGGCGTATTCAGACGGGGTATTTACTGCGCCGCTCCCTCCGGAACGTTCTCATGATGAACTGGTAGCTGACGCTGAACAGAAAAAACAGTCGTTGATAGACGCAGCAATGGTCAATATCAGCGTGATTCAGTTAAAGCTGCAGGCCGGGCGGAAGCTGACGCAGGCAGAAACCACCCGACTTAACGCCGTGCTGGATTACATTGACGCGGTGACGGCAACAGATACCAGCACTGCGCCGGATGTCATCTGGCCTGAACTGCCGGAGGCGTAGGCCATTCAATATCTGGAGCACTGGAGGTATCAACCAGTTCCAGTGCGTCCAGATAATCCAGCCACAAATTATATTGCACCAGTTCCTCACCTTTCAGACGACCAATTGATGCTTTACCTGGCCATTGTTTACTGTTGATGTATTCGTTGGCCTGATTAATCAATTGCTGCTTTTTAGTTTCGGCTGATGCAATTTGTTCTTCACGTGTTGGTGGAGGAATATCTACCCATGCAGGCAGTCCATCTTCTCCGACACATCTGTATTTTCCTTCTGGTGGTGTATCATAGAAATATTCCCTGAAAATTACTTCGTCTATATCAACACCTTTTTCTTCAGGCCACTCACCTTTTTCAACATAAAGAGACTTAAGTTCGTAAGGATATGCCAGGTTGTTTACGTACAGATATTTCATCATTACCAGCCCTTAGCGAAAAACGCACCACCTTCAAGACCATAATTGCAGTGAGCTATGAAGCCGGTAGTGCTCCAGTTGGTCGCCCCCCACATATTCCCACCCCCGAAACCACCATCGCACACAATTACAATGCCCGGTGTCTGTGTAAATGGAATCGGGAATGAAACATTGGCGGATACAGGCCCGTGTTCACTAGGAAAACTAATTCGTCCCCACTGTTCAATTGAACCATCTGGCATTTTTCGCCAGCCTGAACCTGATGCATATGATGACATATCAGGTATCTGATTTTCCCCAGTTCCCACATTCCGTTTTGCCGCTTCTCCCAAACCAACGTTTATGAAGATGCAGAAATAACGAGCAAATGGCATCATTCCTGCTTTTGTCAGGGGGAGCTACCATGCTTATTGGCTATGTACGCGTATCAACAAATGACCAGAACACCGATCTACAACGTAATGCGTTGAGCTGTGCAGGATGCGAGCTGATTTTTGAAGACAAGATAAGCGGTACAAAGTCCGAAACCTAGGGCTGACACTGCTGTTCTTGTTGCAAATTAAAGGATTTAATAGTGAGTAGCGGCCTTACTAATGTAAAGCCGCTATAATCATTTTATTAATTGCATTAATCGTGTTTTGGCCATACTTTCAATGCAATTTCCCCCAACTTTTTACCCCGCTCCAGGATTTCATCCTCATCCCATTTATCCTTAACTATAAGTGGAATGTTCAGTCGTAGATTGGTGTGGACGATGAGAGCATCACGTTTTTTCAGAAATACAGCATTCTGAACAGAACGGTTTACGCTAAGGTTAAGCAAAGTTAGATTTCCCAACGTAGCTATCGCTTGTTGCCGTTTCCTTACCAGTAGCTGTTCAGGGGTAAGATCGGTTCCAGACAGAACAATTTGGTTCAATACCGTAGCATCTGAATTTGTCACCATATGACCATTTTCGAGAGGCCAACAGGAATACCAACTTTGAGGCATAAGATGATCGATATCGAGGTTAGAAAGATTTGGAACATCAGGCTTCTCTGTCTTCACTTGGCGACAAAGTTCTCTTTCAAGTTCCGTTAACATTGAGCGCATTTTCGGTGCGTCGAGCCTGCCAGGATAAAGTGGAGCATTGATGCAAGCGTTGAGAAATTCTGAGTCCCCAGGCCAACGTGAGGCTTCGCCATTTAAGCTATTGAGGATATTACGTAACTCAACACTGGAAATTTCCGTTTTAGACAAGTGCCGCAATACATTCATAAATACATTGTTGTAATTCTTTGGCGTCAGGCCACATACGGCTCTTCGTACTACGTAGGAGACAAGATCATTATACATGGCTGCTTTCTCATCATCGGCGATGTTAGCTATCGAAATGAACAAAGCAAGCGGATAAAGTGTCGTCACATCATAGGCTGCGATGCGATGTCCAAAGTGTGAGATGGGGGTTGTGCCAAAACCACCAACCAATTCTTTATATTGTGATGCATATTGTTTGAGGCGCTTTACTTGCAGATCTGCTCGTTGTGAAGGCAAGTCCTTACTTACATAATCACGATACTCATTGTAAAGACGAGACAGATCGATTTCACGTTGCCTTTCTGATTGCAATGTCGCATGCACTAGCCACTCCATGCGTGGTTTATTAATACGACCACGACGTTGTCTTTCTGACCAGTACGTATCTTCAAAGATCTTCCACTCATTCTCATATAATTCAACAGCATTAATATTTTCATGTTCAGCGCACATAAAAATATAATTGCGAATAAGATCTGTGGCATGAAGTTCCGCACCTCTGCCATTTAATGTTTCAAAAATTATTTGAGCGTCATCTTCAGCCTCGAGAAATATGCTTACTAGTTTCAGATCCGTCAAGACAGCCTCAATTAATGCTACAGCATTTTCTCGTGGTGAGTGATTTTCTATTTTAATCCACTTTATAAAGGCTTCAGTAAAAAAACATAATGCTTCTAGTGATGGCGGGTGATTAAAATGCTTACGCAACGTACCATGCTGCGTGAAACTATCAGAGAATACATTCCGGATATCGTCAATATTTTCAACATTAAAACTTTGAATAAAATGAGTTTGATCCCGAAAAGTTGGCCACAGTTTGAAGCGCTCTACTTCTTTATTTCGCATTGTGTCTTCGTTTGAGTTTTTCAGGCAAGACGAAATGAGAGGCCCTAAGTTGGAAAGATCTGTCGCACGTAATGCTAATCGGATGGATGCCAGAACATATTGAAGAGTGGTCAATCGTTGCTGACCATCAATAATATGTATGGAATCTACACCTAATAATCCTTTTTTTGGTTGAGGTTCCAGTACCACTGCACCAAGGAAATGGGGAGTTGGTTTTGTACCCGAGAGCCGGGATTGTGCTTTCTCTAGGATATCCTCCAGTAGAGCTGACCATTGGTTTCGCTGAGTCCATACATAGGCACGTTGATAGAATGGAACGCAGTATTGTCGGCGGTCTTGAAAAAGTTGTTGGACAGTTAGCGTCTCGGATTTCATGGTATACCTGTAAGCGACATTGTACAAAAGTGAGGAGTTAATCTGATTTAGAACAATCATTTTATGTTGCTATGATACAACGTATTTGTTACCGGTTAAGTAAAAAACGCGTCTGAACGCTGACGTTTTAGGGCTTTACTAGTTATTCTTTCTTATCTCTTCATCATCCCATCGGCATCCTGTCGAGGTTGTTGACTTGTTGTTATTTATTTTGTTTAGGCGCTGTTTAATTATTATTGATGGGACTGGTGGTGAGAGGTGATTGAAACCGCAGACAGGTCGTATGCAAGACGTGCTGCGGTTGGCTGGTAAATGTTAGATAGTGCGAGTATTGAATGATTTCTAGCCGTTATTGATTTTACGTATTTTTGTATGAGAGGATTTGCATCTCCTGCCACCGACCCTCCATGACTTTACGCCACTGTCTCTAGGGCTGCTATGTGCCAGGAGCAGCCATTGCTAAGTCCATCCTGTATTGTGCAGGTCAGCTCGTTTTTAAAGAGTCCGGCCACCATCTTACTGGTACAGACACCATATACTTTGTGACGGTCAGGCTACATATGCACAACTCAACTTATTCATCTATTTTTTGCTTTAGCATGTCAGTGTTGCTTTCTCGTCGGCGGGTGAGCGGTGACCTGACCTGTCGATAAAGGAACGTAGCACGTTTTATGCAACACCCGCATGCGGCAGAAAATTATTGCCGAACGTTTACCCCTGTCAACAAGCTTTACTTTCTGAGGCGCGCCAGCCCGCGAGGAAAACAATCTGAACATCAAACAATTAATGACACAAGAAATACGATTAAAGATTTTTTTGTGCATGCCGATAGTGCTTTTTTAAAAGGAGAAATCTATGTCTGTCACAATTCAGGGAAATACCTCAACCGTTATTTCAAACAACTCCGCCCCGGAAGGAACATCAGAAATAGCCAAAATCACAAGACAAATTCAGGTGCTGACTGAAAAGCTTGGGAAAATCTCATCGGAAGAGGGGATGACGACACAGCAGAAAAAAGAAATGGCTGCATTGGTACAGAAGCAAATTGAAAGCCTCAGGGCTCAACTGGAGCAGTTGTTAAGGCAGCAGGCAGAGAAAAAGAATGAAGACGCGACAGTTCATCCTGATAAAAAAGAAGAGAAAAAAGACGATACAAATACCGCTGGCACCATTGATATTTACGTCTAAGTGACAGCCGTATTGTGTGATCTTACCCAGCAATAGT